GAGGCGGTTAAATTGGCCGAGCACCATGCTCGCAATATCAATCATTTGGTGAGTGGATTTATCCTCCCAACATGGCGTTGCCGCCCATGCCTCCTTGGTAGTAGTTCGCAGCGCCGGCGGCTACGTCTCTGATGATGGAGGCACCCCCAAGGACGGCCTCCGTGACCTCGGTCACGGAGCCGACGGACTCGCGAAGGCGCGTAGTCCAGCTTGGCCCGAGCTTCGCGTCCAGGTTGGACGCGGCATCCGAGCTTGACTCCTTGGGGTTGTTGTGTGTGGGAGGTATGCCCATCTCCACGCTTCCCCTCAGGGGGCTGTAGCGGATCTGGACTACCTTAGTTAGTTCTACGTAAATGTCGTTGGAGTATTCCGTGGACAAGCCATCATACGCGATTCCGAAGCCAACGGGCTCACCACTCAGCGAGGAATTTCCTTGCTGCGTGATGAAAGCACCGGCGGGAACACCGAGGACGAACGGAGCGTCCGCCCCAGGTCCCTCCAGCGCAACCGCATTGGCGTCGGCGGCCGAGTCTCCCACCTTGCGAGGGAACTCAGACTCGAGGTTGGGCCGCCAGATGACTTCCAAGTCAGTTGACGGCGTACGGCAAGACTTGCTTGCGTACGTCATCAGCTCGAAAGCATTGACGACATTCCCCCCACGCCGCATGAGGCCATTCTGTGGAAGTGAGTTTACTATAAAGAACTCCCCCTGCCTCGCCGAAGTCGGGCCGACGTACTTGATGGCCATGCAGGCCGCAAGCGTCCGGGCCTCCGAGACGTTCGATGAGTCCACAATGTCGAAAGCGGGGTCTGCCAGAGCTCGTCCGGCGACGCCCGAAATGCTGACACTGCTTCCAAAGGGAGTGGTTGTACTATTATTAGGTCGGTTTGTGGTACCAGCAGCACTGTAAGAGAAGAGGTTGGCTCCGCCTCGAAAGGCAGGGGCACCTCCCCCCGAAATGTCTATGGTCCCGTCGGCACCCGCGTTGTGAAACGAAGGGTACCAAACCACGAAGCCAGAGGAGTCTGTTGACACAGAGCGCAGGCGGAAACGAGAGCGAACGCGGAAGACGTGCCCTCCGCCCATCTGATCCGAGTACACGGAGCTCAGGGGGGAGTTGCACGGGTCTGCAATCATTCTCTCAAGATTCGTCAGCGTCATGGGTCGTGGAACCCTCCGGTTCCGCTTGGCTGCCGCTCGGGCAGCCCGGGATTTCTTCTGCGTGCGGCCTTGCTGCGCGCGCGCTTTCTTTTGTGCGTTGGTTGTAGTCATAGTTGTGGAATGATGATTTGCTTCCCGGGTGTTCCCGGGTTCTTTTCTTATTTTTATCTAGTATTACAGCGGGTTTCTGACACCCGAAAACTGGCGGTGATGTATTGTTTGTTGCCCCACCACGAGGGCACCTCGCTCATTTACTTCCTCCGACGGCGTCTTCCCGCGCCCTTCTGGTTGCGGGAATCCTTGGTGGGTGCCAGGTCACCCTCTGCACTCTCCTCGGCGCGAGATCGCGCCGCGGTCATGCTCCCGCCAGCAGCCTGCGACTTCTGAGACTGCTTGCGGTTGTGCCGTTTCTTCTGTACGTCCATCACACCTTCGTCGTCGGCCTCAAACATGGCCACACGACGTCGGTCTTGTGCTCTCTCCTTGTCCTCTCGTCCCACGCGCGCGTACTGGGCTGCAGGGGTCTCTCTCTTCTGTCGGGGGTAGCGTCCAAAACTTTTGGGATGAGGACGCTCCTGTCTGACAACCGTGACGTCCGGCACCAGTTCCCTTATGTCCGCAACATGGTGGCGGTTTCGGGGACCTGTCAACGGACGGGACAGTGTGTCTTCGACTTCGAGCTGCGGTCTTAGCGCAAGCAGTTCGGAAACTGAGTAGACCCTGCGAGGTGTTTCCAGCGCAGGTGGTAGAGAGGTGACGCCATTGTCCAAGGACATGTCGTCGGGGTGGCGCCAAAGGGCGATCGCTCCTCGACCCTCCGCAAAGACACGTGTGAGTCCACCAAGTGATGCGTTCATCAACTTGAGTTCATCGCGTCCCATTGCGGTGGGAGCCACCTGAGTGGCCCAGATGAGGCGGTCGTCGCGCCATTCAGGATCGTAGGCCGATGCGCATGCTCGCATGAGCAGGATCGAGACCTCCTGAAAGAGTGCTTCCTGAGCCGTTACGCCGTACGGGGCTACTCCTGAGCCCATGGCTATGGATGCCAAACGCACGGCCTCCGTCCTCGCCAAGTCTTGTCTGTTTGCCTGCCACTTCGAGCCAGGGTAAACGAGTTGGGACATGGTCCGGGGGAGGTCGGTGAAGGGATAGACGAAGTTGTTCGGAGTGGTGTGGAAGTAATTGCCAATGAATTGGAAGTGGGTGGTGCGGAGAACCTCTCGCACAGTAAGCGCGTTACTGTAGCTGAGCTGCTCCACCTTCACCACGAAACCCATCTCCGCACCTACGTGCTTGATGTGGAGGTCCATGGCATGGGCCGTAGTCGGGATGACTCCTTCGAGGAACGGCTTCAGAGTTCTCTTGATCATGATGTCCATCAGAACATCGTTCACTTTACTCTGGAGCGCAATCCCGGAGGGGCCTCCGTGCTCCATAAGCACCACCACGGTCTGCTCGACCACGATGAGTCTACGGCGCATGAAGGCCATCCAAACTCCGGCTGAGATTGGGGAAATTTCGGCGAGGTCGTCCCGGAAGGCCTCGTGGACCTTGAGGGTTACGTCGCCGTGCTGGGTCAGGTCGAAGCTCGAACAGTCGAGCGCAAACATAATCACTTGCCCACTGAGTAAGCCGATCGAGACCCAAGAGTCGTCGCCCACGTGCACGTAGGCTACGCCGTTCTTGGCCATCTGCTCATCCATGACTTCCACCAGCTTGTCAGCACCCCCTCTCACAAGGGAGACCTTCTGAGCACTATGAAGCTCGTGGTTGTCAAAAAGACCAGTACACTGATCCTCGTAGGGTTGCGTTGCCATCTGCATGATGAGGACGAAGTGTCGAGGGAGTTCGTTGTAGAACCGCATCATGTGGTTCTTCAGCTTCTCCTCCGTGTAGTAGTCCATCTTACACTTGGCCATCACCAGCACAAGCTCGGGGCGAGTGCTTTGGAGCTCGTACACGAACTCCTCTGCCACTCGAGCTCCCTGGAGCTTGGTCGCACCATTCGGGTACTCCGAATCGATGCGCTCTTGAATCTCCTCCATCAGAGCGAGGGCGAGTCCAACGACCATGTCTGGTGCGTCGGGAGTTTCCCAGGTACCGCGCACGGGGTACCCATTACCAGACTTGTGGTTAATACCAACAGGGGTCTTGTGAGGGTTCAACTCGGGGTCGAAGGTGTAGAGGGAGGGGAGGGGGACCCCCTCCTTCCACATGTGCCCACTCGCCATCTTGGAGTCCCGTGCCTCTTCCGAAGTCACGATCTTCCGTGTGCGTTTCTCAAAATTCCGCGCGTAGTACGTCTTGATCCTGCCAAAGAAACCGTGGGCTCCGCACGAAGCGTATGCCTTGGTTTCCATTGGACCACGTACACTGTCCTTGCCCAGGTAGCTGTTTACAGGGTCGGTGTTCGGTAGCGTTCTCCACATGGCCGTAGCCACACCATACG